GGTCGGCCTCTGGGACGCCAAGCGCATGCTGGACAAACAACTCCGTCACGGGCATCAGCCAAGAAAGTGCAAACCGGGCCAGCCTCCGAACACGACCACCGGAGGACGCCGCAAGTGAGGGACCTGATCGACTGGGGCTACTGGTCCCTCTTAGGGGGACTGGTAGTCTTCATCTACACAAGCCCTTACATGCTGGGGCGCTGACCAAGGAGGGTCACCGGACATGAAAGTCAGGGAACTGATCAACGCCCTTGAAGCGCTGCCCGACGACTACGATGTGCTGGTGACCGTCCAGCTTGAAAAGGACACCTTCATCCACCCCTTCGAAGTGTCGCGGATGGAGGCTGACCTGCGTATCGACACGCGCCGGGCCATCGTTCGATTGGATGCCGGGACTTACCACCCGTTTTTCTGACCAAGGAGGGTCACGTGAGCAGCTACGAAAACAGCGTCGGCAAGGGCTGGCGTCCGATTGTCGCCAAGGCTATCGCGGAGATCGAGGCCAAAGGCGGCACGATCCTGCAGGTTAAGGAGAAGTTCGGAGGCCTACGTCTGTACTGCCAAGGCCCGGACGAGGTCCACGAAATCGCCAACACGGCTGAATTCAAATGCATGGGAGTGTGCGAGAACTGTGGCGCTCCCGGCAAAGCGCGAGACGTAGATTGGATCAAGACGCTGTGTGACAACTGCCCGCGAGTTGAGTGGTAACCGACCAAGGAGGGTCACGTGTACGTCAAGACCAATCTGACCGTCGCGGAGGCGTTAAAGGAACTCCACGACATGGTCGTGGGCAAGTGGAAGATCGAATTCGACCGCGCCCACGACAAGTACCCGATGGTGCCGCGCCCCGAACTGTTCGACCACGAATTCAACGCGTGGACGCAGTGCTACGAATGCCTGTTGGCGGTCATTGAGGCCGAAGACCGACGCCAACTCAACGAGATCGCCCAGAAGGGGACATAACTATGACGGCTCATGAGTTTCTGCTTGTTCTGCTGGGCTTCGCATGTGGCGGCAAGTTGGGCATCTGGATGACCGAACGCCGCTGGCGCGCAAACGCTAAGGCCATCCAGCGCATCGAAAGCGGTGGTAAGCTCTACAAGGTAACGGAAGCCTAAGACCAAGGAGGGTCAAATGACTGTTATTGCCGGACCGAACGACAAGACCGAAGAGCAACTTCTGAGGGAATACAACGACCGCATCTGGGCACTGTCGAAGGACACGTCCGAAGAGTTCGGCCTGAAGATCAGGGAACTGACCGTCAAGATGTTCCCCGCGCTGAACAAGGCGTCCAAGGACGAGCAGGCCGCTATGGCGTTCGGCATCATCCATTCAATGTTGCTCAACGCCGTCTGCTTCAACGGCTACAACGGCTTCGACCCCAACGGGCTGATGCACGTGTTGGGTCAGCTTCTGGACGCGGACGAGGAGCGCAAGGCCGATATCGCGGCGCTGGCGGAGATGCACCCCGGTGAGATGTATCAGGCCTGATCGATGCATCCGCGCGATTACGTGAACTACGACAATGAACACCCAGAGGCGTGGCTTACCTTCGAAGCCATGGCCATTGAGTTGATCAGGCGTGGGCGAACCTACTACAGCGCTCGCGACATCTTCGCCAAGATGCGGTGGGACAACACGGAGCCCGGCGCGAAGGCCGTTCCTGTCCCGCCGAACGATCTAGGCACCTACTACTCTCGCAAGTTCGTGCACAAGTACCCTGAGTACGAAGGGTTCTTTGTCCTGCATACAAGCAAGCTCGACGGGACGATCTTCCCTGCAACGGTGGATCACGATGTCCAAGCTTGACGGCCCGCACCGTTTGTTGGGGGGCGTGATAAGTTGCGTGACCATTGTGGTTGCCACTATGGTGATCGTCGATTATGTGGACACGCATGCGTCTCGTATTGCTCACGATCTGCTTGGCCGCGCTACTGCATTCGAATGCAGTCGCCAAAACCCAACGTTCCAACGAGACCCGATTGGAATTCCAGCGCCAGCAACCGTGCCCCTCAACCGATAAGACGACCGGCGCATGTCCGGGCTATGTCAAGGATCACATTGTCCCATTGTGCAAAGGTGGCGCTGACGAACCGTGGAATCTTCAGTGGCAGACGGTGGAAGAGGCCAAAGCCAAGGACAAGTGGGAATGCAAGTAGCAGAGCAATGGATCGAGTGGCACTGCCCGGTGACCGGCGTGGACTTCGATGAATTTAGGATCGTCAGTCCCGACACGGTGATAAGGTGCTGCGACTGCGGCGGCCACCATAGGATCGGGGACATAGGCACCTTGCTCTACACAGAACTGGGCCGAGAAGGGGTGTGCGAGGCCAGCGAAGAAGACTGGCGCGCCATCTTTCCGCCAAGCAGTGGTCTAAAAGACTTGCCATAGCTTTCGACAGGCTATATACAGTCCGGTTCTCAATAGTGCAGATAGTGCTGCATCCCAAAGGCCAAGGAGGGCCTGATCAAATCATGAAGCATATATTCCTCGCCGCGCTCGCGGCTCTCTCGCTTGCCGCCTGTGTCCCGCAGTCGGCCGACCCCATCAACGCCGCGTGCACCGTGACCGGTCCGGGTGGCGTCCCGATGCACGTCAATTCCGGCTACCAGTGCAGCAATGCGGCCAAGGATAGCGCCGGGTCGAGCGACGCCGGCTTCTAAGCCTCAACCCAGTCCCCAGAAGATCAGGCCCGGCCCGCAAAGCTGGGCCTTTTCTGCGTCTTGGGTTATCCACAGGCCCTTGACACATATGTAAAGGAGGCCCATATTCGGGGCATGGCAAACGTCAGCTACAAAGCAGTCCGTCAGCAAATCAGCGCCAATGCGGCGCTGCCGTTCAACAAGCAGCCTTCGGCGGCCCAGTTGGACTACCTCGCCAGCTTGATCGTGAAGGGCGTCGAGGCCGGGAAGTTTGTTTGGTCTCTGGACGAGGCTGGCTGGGGTGGCCGCAGCAAGTGGCAGGTCTCCAAGATGATCGAATCCTTCAAGAAGCAGGTGGAGGGGTAAATGGCGACCGTTCGCGACCTTCTCAGGGACGTACGCCCAAGCGGGGATGTCTACCTGAACGACCCCCGCTTCCCGCTCATGCTTCGCATCCACAAGACCAGCTTCATTGCGACGTTGGAAAAGACTGATCCGGACAAGCAAGTGGGGTATGAGCTACGCAATCCCGAGGGCACCGGTATCTACAGCAAGCCGCGCCGGAAGGTCGTTCTGCACTCGAATGCACAAGCCAAGGAGGGCTAAATGTCGAAGGATTTCTCATTTCATAACGATGCGGGGAAGCCCATACCCGAAGACGAACTCGGCAAGTTCATCAGCCGCAAACGGCTGGGCCACGATCTAGGTATGATGGGCTCTATGGAGGATGACCAACCCGTCGTCACCATCCATCTGCCCATACGGGAGAAGATGAGCGAGAATGTTGACGATACTGCCTACGGGACGGTCCCGCTTGACAGCCTCTTTGAAGACATCCTTCTTATTTGCAAGCCCCACCGCCGCGCTGAAGGTCCGGACCACAAGATCGAGTTGCACGATTTCTCGCGATATCTCAGACAGTGGGCAGGTAGGGTGGACGATGTCCTTCGGGAACATGGGTACAAGCCTGAGGGGCAGGAGGATTGAATGGACAAGGACAAGATCATCGCGGACCTGACCACGTCCCTGAAGCAGGCCCTTCGCTACATCGAAGTGAGCACGGCCTATCAAGGCTCGATGACCGCCGCACAGGTCGAAGAGCGCATCAGGCAGAACAAGGACATCAGTGCCACGCAGATCGGTGCGAACAGCGTCAGCACTTTGGCCACGTTCTCGTTCACCAAGGCCCGCGCGGCCCTGAAGGCTGCGACCGAAGAGTTGGGCGTGACGACCGGGTGCACCTATCCCGACTGCAAGTGCATCCAGTACATCGCCCAAGGCGTCGCGCCCGAATGCAAGCAGGGCTACGAGGCCAATGACGCACTCCTGAAGGAGGCTGGCATCGTCCAGAGCGGCGCATGACCTACGGCACCGCCACGATACTTCCGTCTGGGGATTGCGATTGCGCCAAGAGTGTGCAGCGCTGTTCCCTGCAGGGGTGCCCGCGCAAGGGCATCAAGTGGTCTCCCGCAATGGGCCAGACCACCGATATTGTCACTGGGTTAGACCGAGACGAAGAACTGCATTCGAATGCACAAGCCAAGGAGGGCTGAATGAAAATCTACGGATGGAAGACCACTGACACCGCGCCGGACGGGTGGGTGGTCATGACGAAGATCGAGGACGGCAATGGTGTCCGCAACGAGCAGGCTTTGAAGCGGTCTGGTAACCTGTGGTGGGTTCCGGACGGCAGCATGTACGTCTATTACAGGCCGACCCACTGGCGCGAACTGAAGGCAGAAGAGCGCAAGTAGCGCTTGCACTTCCGACAAAGCCGCACTAGGTAGCGGACAACAAGACCAAGGAGGGTCTGCATGGAACGAGTCTTCTATCTGTTGACACCGTGGCTCTGCCTCGCAGGGCTGTTCGTGTTCCTCCACGCGTGCGCGGTGCAGTGATGGCCTGCCGAGAAGACCTGCGACTGGCCGGCGGTGCTTATCCGCGATCCTGCCCCGACTGTGGCTTTGGTCCCTGCAAGAAGGGCCACCCGGAGACGCCGCCCGCGCCGGATAAGAAATGCGTCTGTCTATACGAACTCCCGGTGAACGACGCGATCAAGCATCAATGCGGGATTTGCGGCGTAGGTCCGTGCCAGAAGCTGGCCCCCGTGACACCCGTGTCACCCCCGGCCGACGACAGACTGACTGACGGCGATCTGAACCATCTTATTCGCATCTACAGCGATCCGTCGCCCGCACCGTTCCGTGGAGAAGTCGTGAAGTGCCTGAAGGAACTGCAGCGGTTCCGCGCCGATCAGAGCGCGAAGAAAGAGCCGGGTGTGTCATGACCGAGCGCACCGGCACCAACATGGATGCGGACCCGCCGTGGGAGTTGTGGATGGCATCCTATTGGCTGGTGGACAACCCGGCATTCGATCTTCTGCCGCCTCGTTCCAAAGACGAAGTCCAAACGGCGGCGGACCCGAACTATCAACGCGATCCCATCCTCGTGTTGCCGCGCAATCGGCCGCGCAAGATCGGACCGTGGCCACGGAGCATCATATGACAGCCATGTGGTTTGCTCTGTCTCAGGCTGCCAAGCACAACGTTTGGCATGGCACTGATCCTCAAGCCGGTGTGACCGCCATCCTTCTGGATCACTTCAATCTCCTGAAGACGTGGATTGATCCATGACCGTATCGTTCAAACATCGTGTACTGCAGTCGAATGCAGTCGATCCAAAATCCAAATGCGAGCGTCGTTTCCCCGATGCTCCGGTAGTTGGCTTTCGTGGTTATCCACCAAAGACCGAACCCACGAAGCACGTGGTGGCCAAGGCCAAGATCATCGGGCCGGCGATGCGCGACCCCAAAGACGGCGCGTATCACTACGCCTATGGCACTAAGTACACGCATGACGACGTGATCGCTTCGCTAGAGGACAAATACCCCGACCGTGCGCCGTTCAGCGATTGGACGCGCGGGTATGTGGACGTGCGTCTCTGCTTCAGGATCGAGCCCTAATGGCCAACGAGCGCGCGAAACTGGTCAAGTTATACAAACGGCACCAAGGCATTTGCTATCATTGTGGCATTTTCTGTCGTCTCCTGCCGGCTGATCGAGATCGCAAACATTACCCAGACGACATGGCAACTAAGGATCATCTTGACCCAAAGGGGTCCCCGCATCGTGGTAAGTCTCGCAATCAAATACGCGTTGTCTTATCCTGCCGTAAATGCAATCACGAACGGAACGAAGAATTCCGTCGCAAGATTCCTATCGAAGTGCTACATGCAGCGGCACGTGGAGTTAAACTAGCCACGGCGATGGCTAGATATCGAGACCAAGGAGGGTCTGCTTCAAGTGATAGGCTTTGTTTACCTATGGTTCGACCGGACCAACCGGATGTTTTATCTGGGCTCGCATGTCGGCCCGGAAGACGACGGCTATGTAGGTAGTTCTCTGCGCATGCGGCGGGCCATCAAGAAGCGGCCTGAAGACTTTCGACGCCGGATCATTCAGCGCATTTACGATGGTGGACAGATAGAGGTTCGGAAAGCCGAACAACGCTGGCTCCAGCTTATAAAGTCCGAAGAACTGAACGTCAGATACTACAATCTGAAGCGCGTCGCCTTTGGCGGCGACCTATACAAGGACCTAACCAAAGACCGGCTGGAAGCTACCAGAAAGAAGCTTAGCGCTTCCCGAACAGGCCATAAGCACCACGCGGCACGCGCCGTCATCATTGATGGTCAACGGTTCAGCACGATCACGGGAGCACGCAAACACTTCGGGTGCCAGATCGGCAAGCGCCTGAATTCTAAATGGCTTCGTTGGCGCGGCTGGTACTTCGAAGACCAAGGCCCGACGCCCCTTGAAGAGTGTTTGTCGTTCGAACGCGAACACAAAGCCAAGCAACTTCTACATCTTAAAGCCTTGGGGAAAGTGCACGCCACTAGAGGCCCAGAATGGCATGCAGAACGGGTCAGAAGGGCCTCCAACACCAGACATGGAAAACCTAACAGGAAAAAAACCAATGATTACAGTGCAAATGATGGCAGACAGCGTAAGCCCGCAGGGCATCAGGCTGCGAACGTACAAGTTGCGGTACCCACGCATAATTCATTCTGAGTTCCTTACGCATCGGCAATTCAGCCGTAACGCCGGCTCCAGCCGAGCAATCCCCACCAAGAAGCTGATCGAGGAAGTCCGCGATCCCAAGCTTCGTGCCACGCCGTCGTTCTCCGTCGTCAACGCCCCCGGCATGCAGGGTGGCCGACCGACGACTCCCGAAGAGGTCGAGGCCTATCGCAGCCTTTGGAGCCGTGGCGCTGAAGAGGCGGCGTTGGTGGCCAAGGCATTGGCGACGATGGGGGCGGCCAAGCAGGACGTGAACCGCGTGCTGGAGCCTTACAGCCACATCACGGTCGTGGTCACCGCCACGGAGTTCGACAACTTCTTTGGCCTGCGTCTGCACAAGGATGCGATGCCGGAAATCCGCGAATTGGCCCGCGACATGTGGGATGTCAGCCGACTCAGCAAGCCCAAGATGCTTCTGCCCGGCGAATGGCATCTGCCCTTCGTGGGAGTGGGCGGAAAAGGATACGACTACTACGACAGCATTGATCAGGCCATCAAGATCAGCGTCGCTCGATGCGCACGAACGTCATACGAACTCCACGACACTGGCAAGCGCTCCACGGTCGAGGAAGACCTGAAGCTGTACGACAAGCTGAAGGCCAGCGGTCATTGGAGCCCGTTCGAACATCAGGCCACGCCCGATAAGCCGCGCAGCGCCGGCATCAGTGACTGGACGAACGGATGGTGGCACGAAGACGAACACGCAAACTTCATCGGCTGGCGTCAGTACCGGAAGATGATGCCGGGCGAAGCCGTCGCTCCTCTGCCGGGGGAGTACGCGTCGTGATGCTGAAGAGAATTGCTGGTGAGCCCAAGGGATGGGTACCCCCAAAACCCCTCAGTCTTACTGAGAAGCCACACGATCCGAATATGATGTGGGCCAACAGCGTCCTGCACCACAAAAAGGATAAGGTCTATTTCCTGAGAATCAGGAAGAACATGTACGCCCCTACGTACACGGTTTCGGTGTACTGGAACGTGAACGGCGCACAGAGGATCGATGACGTGACGGAAGATCATCTAATTGCCTTGAAGCGTGCGATCAAAAAGAGGTTTGGCAAGGTGGAGACCAAGGAAGAGACTTGATGGACTTGCCACGACGAAGGTTTGTGGTAGGTAGCGTCTGGATCACGAGGAGGCCAAGGAGGGCCGACATATGACGACTGAGATCAAGCTTGGGCAAGCCATCATGGCGGCCGAGACCATTTCTGAACTGATCAAGACCGAGGTAAGCCCGACTCTCGGCTGGAAGCTCGCCAAGATTGGTAAGTATCTGGAGGAAGAGGCGCATTTCTTCTTTGCCGTCCGCGACAAGCTGCTGAAGAAGTACGGCGACGAGGTCAAGGACAAGGACGGGAAGGGTACCGGTCGGTATGGCAGCCCCGAGGCCAATACCCCGAATTGGGTGGAGTATATCACGGCGTTGAACCCTCTGTCTGATGAGTCAATTCCGTTCCCGTTCAAGAAGATTGCTCTGTCGGAATTCGGCAACGCCAAGCTCAGCACCATGCAAATCCTCCGCATGGAGTTCATGATTGACGGACTCGATCCCGCCACGATGCAGGACGATGACGCGGATGCCGTGATTGCCGCCCGCGCGGAGGCCCGCAAGAAGAAGATGGAAACTCAGACCGAAGATGTCTGATAGGTAGAGCGCACTACCGCAGAGAAGCCGCCCGTATACAGGCGGCTTTTTTGTTGGGCCTGATCTGGGGCCAAGTCGCTGGAGACGAATGCCCTGATCTTCTGCCGGACGCTATACGTGCCACAAAACCACACCCGGCAGAAGGTGCATTAGCCCATGTCCCGCGACAACCACAATCAGCGTATTTCTCTTTCTGAGGTTGCCCAGACTTTGATTCTTGGGAACGAGATCAACGCTGTCTATGGCGATACGGCGACGCTGATCAGCAAGCCCTCCGGCCAGAGCAATACTCAGTCATTGTATCTTCTGGCCGACGTTGACGATTGGAACGTGGTGCCGGGAGATGTGCACGCGGATTGGCCCAACAATGCAATCCCGACCGCCAGCGTAACTGATGGCAGTGCTTCTATCCCCCTGAAGACGGGCACCATCTTCCGAATTCCCGGTATCGATGCGCTGACGGTTAAGGGGCCGAACGCCACGTCACGTCTGATTTATTGGTGGGTCTAACAAGAATGGGCTCACGTTGAGGCCAATTCACTGCAGTCGAATGCAGTGGGTCTGGAAGTAGCCGAACCGGCCCGTATTGTCCGACTCAACGAAGAAGAAGGACCAAGGAGGGTCCCTGAGTGGTCAACCCGACCGTCACAGTCCGCAAAGCCGACGACGAGAAGCAAATCGTCTACGGCGAAGTGTACGCCCCCGGCGTGCCGGACAGCCAAGGCGACGTGATGACGGCGGAGGAGATCGAGAAGACCGCGTACGGCTTCATGGAGGCCATGCGTCTGACCAAGATCGATACGAACCATGACTTGCAGGATAACGGTTCGTACGTGGTCGAGTCTTTCATCGCTCGCAAGGGCGATCCCACCTTCATCGAGGGCTCTTGGGTCATCGGGTTGAAGGTGCCGGATAAGAAGTTGTGGAAGATGGTCAAGAGCGGCGAACTAAACGGTTTCTCCTTCGACGGAGAAGGGTACGGCACCGAGAAGAAGGTCACGGTGGACCTGCCGGAGAAGCTGAACGGCGTCACTCAGGAAGCCGAAGATCACGTCCACACCTTCGTAGTGAAGTTCGACGCGACTGGTCAGTTCCTTGGCGGCGAGACCGACACGGTAGATGGCCACAAGCACAAGATTGTCAAGGGGACCGCGACCGAGCAGGCCATGGGCCATCGTCACCGGTTCTCCTTCGTAGAGGGCATCGGATATGAAGGTTGAGATCGGTGTTCGCGAACTCTCGGATGTGCGGGTTGACCGTGTGTCTATGGTGAAGAACGCAGCGAACCGCATCCCCTATCGCTTCTTCAAGAGTGCCGAAGGCAAGTCGGTACTCGATCTGTCGAAGCTGTTCCGCACCAAGAAGGGCACTGCCCCGAACGGCGCGGAGATGGACCAGCAACAGGCGCTGGAGGCGGCGAAGCAGATTCTTGAGGACGCTGGCTTCACGATCATGGTCTCCAGCACCGACACGTCTCAGGCCACTCCCGACGCGAAGACCGCGAACGGAGCCGACAAGGCGAACGCTGCTATCGACAACGACCAGCAGCCGAACGGTGACCAGAAGAATCCGAACGGTGGCGATGATCAGAACGGCGATCAGAACGGCAATCAGGATCAGAACAAGCAGCCCACGGCGAACGGCAACGACGATGGCAAGCCGGCAGCGGCGATGGGGGGAGACGCACCGGTCCCCCCGGCCAAGAACAACGATGCGGCCAACGGCGAACAGAACGACAAGGTGAATGCGAACGGCGACAAGAGCGCACCGCCGCCCGCAGCGAATCAGAATGGCGGCCCAGCCGCTGGTAACGGCGGTGGGAAGAGCTTCCCGCCCAACAACAAGAAGCCCAACAAGGGGAAGAACAACATGCCGAACGAGAAGCTTCAGGCCCTGAAGGCCGAGATGCAGTCTTTCCAGACCAAGATGGTCGCGGTGATCACCGAACTGGAAAAGGCCGAGCCTCAGAAGCAGGAGCCCCCTGCGATGGAGGACAAGGTCAACAACAGTCCCGGCAAGGAGGATCAGAAGGCCACGGGCGCTACCGATACGTCGGGCGTCGGCGTGGACGATCCTGAGCAGATTGCGAACGATCCGAAGGTTCAGGACGGCAAGTCGGCCGGCACCAGCGGTCAGGGTGGCAAGGACACCTACGCCATGCTGAAGAAGATGTCGGAAGACTTCGCCAAGCAGATGGCCGACCTGAGCAAGTCGGTGAAGGAATTCGGTGGGCGTATCGACAAGGTCGAAGCCTCCGTGAAGAAGGCCGAGCAGGACATCAAGGGCACCGTCCAAGGCGATGCTCAGGGTGACAATGACGGCCGAGTGACTACCCGCAAGTCGGCAGGCGCTCCGCCGCTTCTCGACACGGGGATGTCCCGCAGCCGCTAAACCCACCCAACCTCTAACCGTCAAGTCTCCAAAACAAAAAGAAGACATCGCCCAAGGAGGGGCTTCAATAAATGTCCACCAACGCTTCTCTTCTCCAGAAGGCCGATATCGCACTGAGCGATCTTTCGACCAACGGCGGCCTCATGCAGCCGGAGCAGGGCGCGGCCTTCATCCGCAAGCTGATCAAGGAGCCCACCCTGATCAAGCAGGCGCGTGTGGTCGAGATGCTGTCGCCCCAGCGCAAGATCAACAAGATCGGCTTCGCGAACCGCATCCTTCGCAAGGCGACTTCGGCCACGGCCCTGACGCAGAACCAGCGCAGCAAGCCGACGACCGACCAGATCACCCTGACGACTCAGGAAGTGATTGCGGAAGTGTGGCTCCCGTATGACGTGCTTGAGGACAACATCGAGCGCGCCGAGGCGGCCGACAACGCTGCCCCGAACAGCCCGTGGGCTTCGGGTCTGCAGGAGACTCTGGTCACCTTGATCGTTGAGCGCGCGGCTCTCGATCTGGAGGAGTTGGCCCTTCTGGCCGACACGTCCTACACGTCGGGCGATCAGGACGATCAGGACTATATGTCCATGTTCGACGGCTGGCTGAAGCTTGGCGCGAGCGGCCATGTGGTCAATCGCGGCAACGCGACCATCGCCAAGGAGATGTTCAAGGACGGCCTGAAGGCGATGCCGTCGCAGTACAAGCGCAACCTGACCGCGATGAAGCATTTCATCAGCGTCAATCAGGAGACCGAGTACCGCGACACGATGGCGAACCGCGTTGGCTCGCTGGGTGACTCTTCGGTCACGGGCAACAACCCGCTGATGGCGTACGGCGTGCCGGTCGAGAAGGCCGCGCTCATGCCGGAGGACAAGGGTTTGTTCAGCAACCCGATGAACTTCATCTTCGGCATCCAGCGTCAGGTTTCGCTGGAGTTCGACAAGGACATCTCGGCTCGCGTGTACAAGGTGGTCCTCACGGCCCGCGTGTGCGTGCAGATCGAGGAGACCGACGCGGTCGTGGAGTTCCAGAATATCGGTTCGTAAGAGCCGACCAGTTGCGGTCCCCGCGACTTGTGCTAGTACGGAAGGGCGGGCTAACACCCCGCCCTTTCTCATGTAGGGCCAAGGAGGGCCTGTTCAAATGTCAGCTATCGTTACCCTGAAGACCGCGAAGACTCTTCTACACGCGGGTATCTCTTTCAAGAAGAACGTCCCGACTCCGGTCAACGACGATGTCGCGACTGAACTGGAGAACCAGTGCGTGGACCAATTCGACATCGAATACGTCGAAGAGGGCGAGAATGCGCAGAAGGTGCTGGAGAAGATCACCCGCAAGACCAACCGCAAGTTCGGCCGACGTGGCAATGCTCCGGGCGCTCCGACCGACGCCGACAAGGGTGATCTGTCGAACGACGACGTGAAGAAGATCGTGCAGGTCTAAAGACTGCATTCGAATGCATAAGCCCAAGGAGGGGCTACGACCATGCGCCTGACGGACCGGCAAAGCATCCAGAACGCACTGGGCAACATCCCGACCGATGACTTGAACACCGCCGTGGAGGACGCAATCGACGCGGCCACGGACGAACTGTCGGCGTGGATTCGCACAGAGTTCGATCAGCAGGCCCGTCAGGACGATTATATGGTGGATTACCGCCGGCTGCTTCAATACGAGCGGACCATCAACTTGAAGCTTACTCAGGGCTTCGTTAACGCCTCTCCGGCAATCACTGTCGTGGCGGCCCGCAATGCTACCGACCTGAACGATCCTACCGCAGTGACGGACATCACCGCCAACTGCGACATTGACTACGAAAAGGGGGTGATCTCTTTCTCGCGGGAAGTGCAGGTCATTGGTGTAGACTGGGACCTTCGCGGAACCACGTGGCAGGCAGTTGGGGCGAGCGGAAACATCTTCTTCCGCGTGAGCTATACGGCGGGTTTCGCGGATGACGGCACGACCTATACCGGCATTCCTGATTGGCTGAAGCGTGCGGCGAGCCTGAAGGTCCGCATCATGCTCGATCAGCATCCCGTCTTCCGTCAGAACATGAGCGCCACGGACGGTGTCCTGTTGCAACAGCAGTTCTCGCGCATCATGGACAAGCGTATCCGTTACACGCCAAGGGCGCGCACGCCGGACACGACGCGCAAGATCAATGGCTAAGGGTGCTTACACTGTAGAATTTTCGTTTCGTGGGAAGCGCTTTCAGGACGCCGACAAAGGCCTGCGCTACTTCGGACAGGCGATCAAACAGGACTACGAGAAGGTCGGTCCCGTTCTGAAGAAGGACTTGGAGCTATGGCTTCAGGGCGTTGCTGCCCGCATGGTCAAGGATCATAGCGGCAAGTGGCCGGGGGGTACGACGGGGAAGACGCTCAGTAAGCGATCTGGCCGAGGCCTTCAATCCATCGTGGAAAGCATCAAGGTCACGGGTGACAAGCCGTCCGACATCCAAGGCCACATCGGTGGCGTCTTCTATCTGCGAACGCAGGAGTTCGGCGCGACGATCCGACCGAAGAAGGCCAAGTATCTAGCGGTGCCTCTGCCTTCAGCTTTGAACGAGAACGGTGTTCCTCTTCGTCCCGGCCCGCGCGATTGGGAGAACACCTTCGTCAAGATGTCCAAATCCGGACATTTGATGATCTTTCGAAAGCTGGGGAAAGACATCATTCCCCTTTACATCCTTCTGAAGGAAGTAACCATTCCGCCTCGTCTCGGCATGCGCGACACTCTGAACGCGGGTATGGGTGCGTTCGTTGACATGGCAATGGCCGACATGCTGAAGGCCTTGAAGGGAGGTTGATATGACTTGGTTTGGCCGAATTCGAAAGTACAACAAAAATCACGACCCAAAAGACGGGGAATTCACGACCGGAGACGGCGGGGACGATTTCAAGGCTATTAGCGACAAGAAAGGAAAGCCGTTAGTCTTGTACCACGGCACCATGGAAGACGGCCCTCACACGTCCGTGGAGGGGGGTATCTTCCTGACGACCAGTAAGAAGCTGGCGGGTGTATACGGGGGCGACAAAGGAAAGGTGATGTCTTTCCACGTCCACATGGAAAAGCCGTTAGATATGCGAGACAAAGACAACATCAAGGCCTTTAATTCTGGCAAGAAAGCCAAAGAAGACATTCTCGGTTACGCCAAGCGCAAGGGATTCGACGGCGTAATTGACCCCAGCGGGTCTTACATCGTCCCGTCAGCCAAGCAACTGAAGGAAGTAAAATAGCCCAAGGAGGGGCACATGACGGACACGATCCGTGAGCGCATCATTCAGGCGCTGGTAGACAAGCTGACAACGCAGTCGAATGCAGCGCCGGTCGGAGACCCGTATCCGTGGGCGTGGGACAGCGTTCTTCGCGCCCCCATTACTAACTGGGCCTACAAGCGCAAGCGCACCATCGGCGTGTTTGATATGCACGAGACCAAGAAAACACTCGCCGCGACTAAAGAGTGTGTGCTTCGCATCGCGTTGGAGATCGCGTTGGTGTGTGACGGCAACGAGAACCCGTCCGAAGCAATGAACGAGGTTTTCGGTGTCGCCCAGCGCCGTTTCTCCGAAGACACGTCTCTTGGTGGCCTGTGCAAGGACCTGCAAGAAGTGTCGAACGATCTTCAGGTGGAAGACGAGAACAAGCGCTGGGTGCGCGGCGTGATCATGCTTGATGTGAGCTATCGCCACGGCATCAACGATCCACGCAAGGTAGTGTAGAGGCGGAGGGCAGGGAACTAATCCCCACGTTACCCGACGTACTCTCGTTACATCGCCTCGCCCGATTGTCTATATGGCACAAATTCCGGCCCATTCAAGCCCGGAGAGATAGGTCCCTGAAAGTCCGGCGGCTACTAAGGTCCCACTACTGGGGGGACGCCGCATAGGCGGCCTGTCCCGCACCCCTTAACAACAAGAACAAGGTGCCCCATGGCTATTCGTGTTTCCAAGACTCACTTCACCAAGGCGAACAAGGTATTCAGCGCGGACGCACCGTCCGGCGGCATGACCCCGGTCGTGCGCGCACTTCTTCAGGCTCAGGCCAAGATTGCGGCTTCGGCCGTTTCCGCGCTGACTGACAGCAGCGGCGGAGGGACTGCTGACGGCACGATCAACGCCATCGGTAACGTTACTCTGGCGGCCCTTGGTTCCAGCGACGCGGCGGCCCTCTCGACCTTCAACACGGCGGCCAGCACGGCGACCGACGCTATTAAGGAACTGATCGCTCAGGCGAACGCTATCCACGCCAAGGTTCCGGCGATGGACGGCACGCTGACCGACAATCTGAGCGGTACGGCGGTGGACGGTACGATTGGCGCGGTCACCCAGACCATTGCTGGTGCCAGCGCGTCTCTCGCGAAGGGCAGCGAGGTCCAGTCGTGGTTCTCGGCTGTCACCAGCCGTCTGACGCAGCTTCGCTATCACGTGAATCATCTGGCCGTTGCTTGCGGCGTCACTCCTCTGGTTGACAGCCTTGGTGTGGCGGACGTGTACAGCACGACCTTCGCCGCTGTGACGCAGCCGGCGGATACGGCCACGGGTGCAGATGCCACCACGAACGCCGTCATCAAGTCGGCCGATGCCGCTGCGAAGCTGGTCCTTGTCGCCTCTGCGATCAAGGAAATCGCCACGGTTCTGAATGCTTGCCGCTCCGCCACGGGCGGCGTGATGGGTGCGGTGGCCTTCAACCACTAAGGCCGCCACCCATCAGCAAACCCAAGGAGGGGTTGAAGCATGCCAATTCTCACTCGTAAGACGCTGGTCTACGCCGAAGTGGAGTCCGTTTACGGTACGCCCGCCAGCTTCAATGACTCGACCAGCCCCATGCTGTGCGAGAACGCGGACTACTCGCTGGATATCCAGAAGATCAGCCGCAATATTTATCGCAACGATCTGTCTCCTGTGGCCGACATTATCGGCCGCAAGATGGGCATGATGAAGTTCACTCACGAGCTTCGTGGTGGGGGCGTGGCCGGTACTGAGTGCCGTCTAGGTCGTCTCCTGCGCGGCTGCACGATGGTGGCTACCGCCAAGGCCACTCCGTGGTGGGGGTCCTTCCTGCCGGTTGGCAGCAATGCCTCCAGCGCGGTCTCTTGGGCGAGTGGCGGAACGATCTCCGGTGTCATGGAGCCCAAAACGATTGTCATCACGGTGACGACTGGCGGTGCTTCCGGCACGGCCAAGTTTTCGATTACCTACGATGACGGTTCGACCCAGCAGACCGACGTAACGGCCACCAGTGCTACTCCTATCAGTCTGACAGGGACCCAGCTTTCCAGCGGCACGATCACGCCGACCTTCACCGGTTCACTGGTGATTGGTCAGTCGTGGGTCGTGACGGTGTGGCCGGCGGGCATCATGTATCTCCCGTCGTCCACGCAGGCGGACTATGCCTCTCTGACGATCAACATGTACAAGGATGGCGTCCTGCACCAGCTTACCGGCGCATACGGCACCTTCAAGGTCACGGCTCAGGCCGGTCAGCGAGCGACGGTGGACTTCCAGTTCACCGGATTCTACGTCCAACCCGCCGACCAGTCCTTCCCGGCGGCTCCTGTGTTCGAAACGACTCTACCTTCTCAGGTCGAGTTGGGTCGTCTCCACGTGGATGGCTTCGGCATCAATGGCCCGGCCGGCAATGCGTGCGTGGTCGATCAGTTCTCGTTCGACATCGCCAACAAGATCGAGCCGCGTACCTCGATCAATGCGGCGAACGGCTGGACCGGTCTGATCATCACTGAGCGCGGTTCGACCGGTGGCGTCGATCCTGAGGCCACTCTTGTGGCGACGCAGGACTTCTGGACCAAGCTGGCGAACGCCTACCAGATGCCATTTGGCATGCGTGTGGGCGGCACGGCGGGCAACATGTGGGCGATTAGTGCTCCGGCTTGTCAGTATACGGGCATTTCTTACAAGGACAGAAATGGCATTGCGGCCCTTGATGCCGCGCTGCAGTTCAATCGTCTTAACGGCGATGATGAAATCATGCTCTACGCATGCTAAAATAAAAAGAGACCGATAAGGTCCAGACCTAGAAAGCCGTGTTATAGAAGCACGGCTTTCTTTTTGCCCAAGGAGGGGCGTTGTTAATGCCGCGTGCTGGCATCTATGAAATCGTGAATGTGATAAACGGTAAGAGGTACGTAGGGCAAAGGACGCCCGAAGTCTCCTGAGACGCGGGAGAAGATGCGACAGGCGGCGTTGCGCCGGTATGGGAACGGCGCTCCTGCTGTCGAATGCAGTTAGGAAGTTATCCACAATCAAGAAGAACGTAGGCTAACTATGCGCTGGACAGAAGGCGTCGGCGGGGAGTCGGCGGCCCTCCCCAAGGGATACGAAGTAAAGACCTATGTCATTCAGGCGGCGGACGGTCGTCTGATAGGGGTCAAATTGACCCGTGAGGCTGCCCAAGCTATCGCAAAGTTGCACGCCCCGGCCCGTGTGACTATGGTTCTTGCAGACAAGGTGGTAATTGGAAAGACCCCTTGATCAGGCGGGGAAAAATGCCTACATTTTAGGCATAGGGAGGTAGAGGGTAATGCGTAGATTGGCAGCGCTTCTTCTAGGATTTGGGGCTCTGGTACTGGTCTCAGTAGCTGGGGTGTCCCCGGCCTCGGCAAGCGGTTGTTTAATCGGGCAGGGAGAGTGCTCGATCACCGAAGGTGCAGTCGTCTGCACCTCGTATTCAGGTCTTCGTTCTTCTGACAAGAACATGAACGACTCCCAGTTAAAAAGTATCGGGTGTGTCCGCGCGGGGCACACTTTGAAAGCTGGGGCCGTAACCGAGTCCGGAAACTATGATTCAGCCCAAATGGTAAAGGTCGTTCTTCCGGATCGCGTCCTGACTGTCTGGGTCAAAGACTACGACACGTACTGATACCGGTTCGTTCTTTAGACCACTTCGACTAGGAGCCGTCGAACAGCCTCCCTTAGGCCATTACAATCGTAGCCATATCACGCCGCAGCATCCCAAGGAGGGGAAGCAGATATGGCTATTCGTGCACTGACTCTCAGCACCGTCAAAGAACACCAGTCTGATCTGGACCCCTCCAAGGGGACGGACGAAGCGACTGTCTTCGTCATTGGTGCTATCGATGCTTTCGCATCCACCTATATTGCCGACCGCACGCTAGTCTTCAGCGACGCTGGTAACGGAACCCGCGAAATCTCCCAGATGAAGCTGAACGAGGTGAACCTAGATATGGTTCGTTTCGGCCTGAAGGGTTGGCGCAACTTCCGCGACGACAGCGACAACGACGTTGAGTTCAAGACCGTAGATCGTGTCGTTCTGAGTAAGAAATACACCGTCGTGGCCGACGAGTGCCTTGCCCGCATGGACATTTCCCTGATCCGTGAACTCGCAAACGCGATCCAGAGCATCAACATGGTCACAAAGGAAGAGGCGGGAAACTCCGTCGCGGCATAACGGCCCTTGTCTTGATGCCGGAACGCAACTGCGCGACGTGCACCAAGAAGCAGCAACGTGATTGGGGCTGTGATGCCGCGAAGAACGAGAATGGGGAGTGGGTAGGCCACAAGGCCGTGATCCCCGATACCTTTGATGGCGAAGACTACTTTGGTTGTCTTCGTCGTCCCGTCAAAGACGATCCCAAGTTATTTGGCGACGTTATGAGCTTGTACGGACTCTACAAAGAGGGCGTGCTGGCCGACGAAGGGTCTATCTCGTCACAAGCCACTAGGTATGTGACGCTGATGCGGTTGGTCCACGGCGTGGTGAACGAGTGCTACGCCCAACAACGTGAAGACGCTCAGAAAGGGCGCTGACTTAGATGACCGACAATGTCTTGGAATTCATCGTCCAGATGCGAGACGAGGCCTCTCAGGCTTGGCAGAAGCTGACGCAGGCCATCAACACGCACGCCGATGCGCACACCAAGGCAGCGAAGTCCATTGAGGGCGGCAATAGCGCCCTCAATAAGGCTGTCGAGGTTTACAAAGCCTATTCAAGTGTCGTTAGCACCGCATCCGGCGGCATCACGGGCATGGTCGGCG